ATCGAGCGGTACGAGGCGCGTTTATAGACGTCCTGCGCGAGCGACTCAGTAGCCACTGCGAAGGCGTTGAAGACATTAGGACAAGACATGAGATTATGAAATTAAACCGACGTTATCTGCGTTATGGTTGGCCATCTATCCACCACACGGTGGCTGATTATCCAACCTACTACATGCGGAGTGTCATTGCCGCTTAGACGGTTTTGCGATGGCTGACCAAGCCTCCGCATTGCTTAAGGTCGTTACGCGCACTGACGCACAAGGGCGACTAAAGTGTCAATCACAATTAGTAATTGGCCTCAAACTCATCGGTCAGCTCCGACTGCTCCGCCATGTAGCTCTTGTATCCACAAAGTAGGCCAAGTTTGTGGGGTTGGATAATATGCTCCTTCGCGATGACTCCACGGAATGTGTACGGACCTGGGAAGGTTCCTGTCATCAGAGCGTAGAAGTCCACTCCGTCGGTTTTCGATCCTTTGCGCGCATCGACCAATAGCTTTCCATTGTCGTACTTGGTCGTTTTCACATCGACGCGAAATCCCGGTGGTGGCGGGACAAGCGCGTCATAGAGCGGATGCGGAGGATTACGATCCGTATCCAAATCAGGATAAACATTGAACAGCTTGCAGAAAGCCAGCTCGCCGCAGATTCCCTCAAGATCGACCGTATGTGGATCTTCCGCGCTGATCTTCAGGTTCACCACATTGAAATATCGATTCTTACCATTTCGATTCTTGGCTACGAAATGGGCGAGCTTACGCTCCGCTGTTGAGAGAGAAATACTTTGACCAATTTTGATTTTGTTTAACATGGTCAAAAAGGCGGAAAATTTTTGAGGGGGGTATCGTAAACGAAGCCCACCCCAAAAGGGGGCGGTCGGTCGGCTCCGCCATGCTCTATTCTCCAGCCAAAAACAATCCTTTTATGTCATTAGCTTATCTAATCCAGTCTATTAGTCAGCCCGTCTTGTACAATCACTGTTATATTCACTCTTTCCCAGTTTCTCCCGTGACTTGAATTTCTGCGATTCGATCCGGCATCGATCCGAGTAAATTGATCGAAACGGACGCCGCTTCACCTTGTTCGGACCATCCGAACACAAGCGCCGACCGTTTGGCAACGCTGCCCAGAATAGTCTCTCTCACGCTTTCGTCCTTTATCCCGTCCAACGAATAACCTTCGATCCTTTCAAGCGTCGATGCCGCATCGGCTGCGAGTTTCGAACGGACTAGTGCGGAGAGGCTTTCTAGGGAAACTGTTTCTTTAGAGGAAACAGTGTTCCGCATCTCCTTCCTCACCTTGGGCAATCCTTCCCTTGAGGCTTTCGAAAGTAGAGTTGACTGATTCAATCCCAAGTCGCTTGAAATCGCTTTCCATGTTTTCCCCGCAAGGTAGAGGCTTTTGGCTTTCGTCCACTGTTCACTTGTCATGTCTAGTACCTTGCAACGCTAGGTAGCCTTTCGCAATCCCCGTTTCCAACCCCACGGGCTTTAACCAGGTTCCAAAAAAAAGTTTGGAAAAGTTTATTGACGCCTCGCCCCGCCCCGATCTATCGTCAACCCAATGAAAGAAAACCTACTCACCGCCGTCGCCGACAGCGTGGCAACCGGCCTTCCCGTTGACGTTGCCATTCCGGACGCCAACGTTGACGCTGCAATCGCCTTCCTACGCTCCCGTTTCATGGACGTTGATTGGGACGGTTTCCCCAATCGCGTCACTATCTTCGGAGATGACCAACGCATCGAAGGCGACGAAGACGCCGGACTTTGGGTTTTAAATCTGGTCATCCCTTCGACTGCCTTGGTAGCAACCTTCCGCAAGCCAAACGGTGAAACCGTCACCGATTCCCTATCTTATCACGAGCCAATGACCGACGCGTTGGATGCGGCCCGTGAAGATGCCCATCGATACGGATGGGCTTTCGTCTCCCTTCAAGCCGTCAACGCAATTTGAACCCATGAAACGCTCCACCCTCAAACGCATCATAATTGCAGCTGCAATCATCTCTCTCATCCTCATCCAAGCTTATCTAGAGTCTTCCCTAGGCTTCACTCCAAACCATTAATCCCATGACCAAAAACCTCCTATCTATCGACACAAACGCCAAGACCGTCAAAGGTCAGCGCAAAGGCTACCTGACCGGAATCCTCTACCTTGCGCCGGGAAAACTATCTGGCCTCATTAATGTCTGTCCCAATGCGTCCGTCGCTTGTGACAACCTTTGCCTATACTACGCCGGACGCGGCGCTTTTAACTCTGTTCAGCAAGCGCGTACAGCAAAAACTATTTTCTACGTCAAAGACCGTGAGGCCTTTCTTGCGACGCTGACCGAAAACGTGGCTTCGGTCATCCGAAAGGCCAAGGCAAAGCGCATGCATCCTGTCATCCGATTAAACGGGACATCCGATATCGGTTGGGAACGCTACACGGTCATCCAAGCGTTTAAAACGACCCGTTTTTACGACTACACCAAAAATTACGACCGCATGGTGTCGTTCCTAGATGGAAAACTTCCGTCGAATTACAGCCTGACCTTTTCCCGATCCGAAACCAACGAAACCCAATGCCTCGAGGTCTTGAAGCGTGGTGGCAACGTGGCGGTCGTTTTCCGAAAGTCTTTGCCGACGCATTGGAACGGATATCCGGTCATTAATGGCGACGAAAACGACCTCCGGTTTCTCGATCCTAAAGGCGTGGTCGTCGGCCTGACCGCGAAAGGTAAAGCAAAAACCGACACGACGGGATTCGTCGTCGGTTGACGGTCCGCTTCAATCTATTCGAAAGAGTAGGTTGACGCGTCTCTTCAATCAAAACATCCAATCCACTCAATCCAATGTTAAACCGATATCCTGGTCAGTGTGTCCAATGCCACGAATACGTTCCCTCAGGCTTAGGAACCGTCACAAAACGCAATCGCGCATGGCGCATAGACTGCAATGCATGCACCGGCCGCATGCCCGAAAACTCCGGCCTGGTTTGCGTCAAACTATCCTCCGGTTGGACAGGTACGCGCAATGCGCGCGGTCGTTGTGAAGATGCACCATGCTGCGGCTGCTGCTCTTTCTAAGTCTCAATCCACTCATCCAATCCAATGAAACTCGTTGAATTCCTACGCGCGCGCGCATTTGAAGAGCCGTTCCTGATGCATTCTGAAAAGTGGCAGTTCGTCACGATCAGACGCGCGGACGGAGCCGAAGACATCGGTGTTTATCGGTTCTCCACGGACCTTTGTTACGACTACGCAGACTTCCGCGCGCTGTTTAATCTCCAATAAATCATCCAATCCAATCCAATGAAAACCGTTGACGATAGAAACGAAGAGCAAAAGAAAACTCACATTTGGGCAATTGTTGCCAAGGACCGCGCCATGTCCTATTGGGGCGGTGCGACGGGCGGTGTCTCACGCTGCGCGTGGGCTGTTCCATTCGCAGATTTGGACAAGGTAGACAGATGGGTACGCGCGCGCAGCGACATGTCCCATGTGCGGCCGGTTGCGCTGTCAAATTACCGCGCGCCGAAAGGCACGGCGCATCTTCATATTTACGCGGTCGACCAGAATCATCCGGCGGTAAACCGTTGACCCATCCTCCGCGCGCCATGCCGCAAGCGTGACGCGAAAGGGTAGGCCAATCTATCCGTCAACCAATCCGAAGCATGAAAACAATCCATCAAATCATCCGCGAAATCCAATTCTTCGACCCTGCAATCCGCGCATTTGACGCGCACGACCTACCGCAATCCGTCCGCGCGTACCTGCACCATAACTACCGCATGGACGCGCGCCTGACGGACGAGGAGCAACAACTAGTCGAAACCTCTTTCGAACATTTCGCCGACAATCTGCGCGAATCATTTCAGGACGACCCAAGGCCTGACGCAACTCGCTTCTATCTTTTCGACGATCTTAGCCTGTACGTCAGAACCAATGCCGGACCAGAATTATGGGCCGACGCGCAAGTGTTCGTCGTGGAGCGAATCCTGCCAGCTATGCGCCTGACGCGCCTGGAGGCTGACTTGATGCGTGAAATCGGAATGGACGAGCAGGTGTCGGAGGTTCGCGACGACTTTTTCTCCTCCTTCGCGCATATCCTGCACCGCGACTGCGGCATCCCGCATTGCGACGCGCGGGAGCATTGGAACGCCTGGAGCCGCCAAGCTCCCGATTCGCTGACGGAGAAACTAGAACTGGGCGGCGGCGAATCAGGCCGCGCGGAAGGCATTCGTTTCGCGTCTGAGTACACCGTTAACGCCTGAAAACACCATGAAATCCCAATTCACCCCCGCCCCCTGGCTAATTCGATTCGAAGAGGATCGATTCGACTCGAAACTGTCTGTCCTTGAGGTCATCGATGGAAGCGATGCGTCATTGAATCATCCGCAGGGCGAACTTGTTCTTGCGCGAGTCAATGTCAGCGCGTTTGCGCCGCACATGGACGAACCGCTTGCCAACGCTCGCCTAATCGCCTCCGCCCCCGATCTTCTCTCCGCTCTCGAACGTCTCGCGCATCCAATGGCCGACGACGACGACCTGGACTACGCGCGCAAAATCATTGCCAAAGCGAAAGGCCAACAGTGAACCCCGATTCAAAAGACTTCAGGGCTGGCTTTGCTGTAGGCTTTATCCATGAGGACCTGCCGTCCCACTGGCGTGCGGAAAACGAGCGCAAGGCGTCAATGCCGCATGAGGACAACCATACGCGGGATTACTGGTCTGGCTATCTTCGCGGCATGGAGTTTCGAAAACTAGATGACGACAGCGGCGATTCGACCCGCTAAAAAACTCCCACGCGCGAACAAAACTATGCATCCCCTCCTTCTATCCGCCCTCATTCAGGTCGAATCCGGTGGAAACGATCAGGCCCGTGGCCGTCACGGCGAGCTTGGCGCGCTTCAGATCAAATCGATCATGGTTCGCGATGTGAACCGGATCATGGGGACGCACTACGCGCACCAGCAGGTAACCAACCGCGCCATCTCGATCTTCATCGCGGAAAGCTATTTCGCGCACTATGGCAAACACCTCAGCGACGAAAGTCTCGCTCGGATCTGGCAAGGTGGGCCAAAAGCCCTTAGAAGATCATCCACGCGCGCGTATGGAAAACGGGTCATGCGAAAGCTCCGCTCGATGGATGAATTCACTGAAAAGCCCACTTTCACCGCACGGTAAAACAACAGAAACCAATGAAACTAACCATTCAGTCCAAAACCAACGCCCAAACGATTGTCGATCTGTTCAACGCAATCATCACCGGCGAATGCGAAGCTCAGGGCGTCAAACCGCTCTCTATTTACGACGAGGACAAGCATATCTGCTCCATCACGGACGCGGACGGCAATCAAATCCTTGAGCTGATCATCGAACGCGAGCAGGGCGACAAGCTGGTTCAAACCGGCGAACCGGAGGATGCGCCGTGATTACCGGAACGAACGGACCCTACACTGGGTACGAAATCCAAATGATCGTCGAAAAGAAATATCGGGACGACTCGTTGAAGGCTCGGAATTTATCTTTGGCCGAGTTGCTGGAAAGGCTGGAATCTGTGCGTAAACGGAATTTGGACGCAATCGCTGGCGAGTCAGCCACACGCCTCGCGCATGTGTCCGCTGCATTATCCTGCCTTGAAGACGCGCTTTTCTACGTCCGCATGTATCGGTCAGCCGATAATACAGGCGAGGGCGAAAAGCGACGCCAGGAGCTGATCGACGACTCGGAAATGATCATCAACCTGATTCGCACCGGAGGACTCTACCCATGATCCGCAATCTATTCGCCCCGCCCCGCTTTAAGGTTCAAATCAGCGGCGCGATTGGCTGGAGCGATTTGAAGGAACGGGTCGTCCGTTTCGAAACGCTCGAATACGCGACGCGCAAGGAGGCGGAAACGACAGCGCGAGAACTGAACCCCGGCGAGTACACTCAGGGCCGCATCCGCGTCGTCCCGGTCGAAGTGCCGGAGGATTACGATGTGTATCCGGTCGTGGAGCGAGTGAGCGAAAAGCATTCAACATGAGTGATACATGGATACTTCCAAAGCAGTTACACACCTTGGCCTATGCGCTGGATACGGAGGCATTGAGCTTGGACTTAAACGAGCAATCCCAAGTCTGCGCTCAATCGCTCTTTGTGAGGTCGAAGCCTTTGCCATTGCGAACCTGGTTGCGAAAATGGAAGCGGGACAACTGGAGCCAGCACCTGTTTGGCCGAATCTTAAAACCTTCCCTTGGCAATCGTTTCGCGGATGCGTGGATATCCTCACTGGCGGCTACCCATGCCAGCCCTTTAGCGCGGCAGGAAAACGACAAGGAGCAGACGACCCGAGACATCTCTGGCCATACATCGCAAGAGGAATTCGGATTCTTCAGCCAAGACTCTGCTTCTTTGAGAACGTCGAAGGACATATCTCGCTGGGGTTGTCCGACGTCATCGAAGACCTGGCAGGAATGGGTTATCGAACGACGTGGGGCATATTCAGCGCGTCTGAATGCGGTGCGCCTCACCAACGCAAGCGGGTGTTCATCTTGGCCAACCGCATCGGCGCGGGATGGGAAGGATTCGCCGGGAGCATGGATGTATGCGGTGACGGATCGGAATCGGGAGGATCAGTTGGCCAGAAAGGTTTACGCGGTCGAGTTTGGCCGAGCCGTCCTAGCGGAGACAACCGATGCGAATGGGAACCACCCCGTGTCATCGACATATCGCCTGAATCCGAGATGGGTGGAGACATTGATGGGGATACCCGTTGGATGGGTTATGCCCACTGGGAATCCCTATCGGATTACGAGCGGCTATGCCACGCGCATGACAGCCGCATCGACGAACTTCGTCTCCTCGGAAACGGTGTCGTCCCAGCTACCGCCGAGTTAGCGTATCGAACTCTTGCGCGAGAACTTGTCGAAAATCACGGATAACTTTTCCGTTGGCCAATCTGAGCATCCAAAACCATGTCATTTCATCGAATCGATTCTAGCGCGGTCATGGGCGAAACCGTCCGTAGAGCCGCAAAACACCTTCCGAACGCTCTACGGGCCGTTTCCGCTCCATTAAACAGCATTCTCGAATGTCGATTGAGCGATACAAACGCGTTCCAACCCTTATTCCGAAACGGAAGCGGCACCGCCCTCAAAGGCGGGGAGCAAGCTTTCCGATTTCGGAATAAGCCTCTCCCCTTTTTTAGAAAGGGGAGGCTTATCTTTAGATGAGCTAGGTAGACCAAGGATAACCAAGAAATAGCCATTGGTAGATTTCCGTTGACAAGAGGACAAAGTAGAGTTATCCATTTTCCACCATGAGTTACCTTCCAAATGGTTCGACGCTAAGGGCGACGTTCCGAGAGATGCCGCCGAAGAGGCACAACCTGACCCTCGAAAAGTCGGAGTTACTGGCCTACATCGTCGAGACGATTGGCGGTGGTGTTGCCGAGGCGAACCGCGCGTTCAATTCGATGCGGAACGTGAAGAGTCAGGTCTTGGTCTTTGATCGGATCGAACGGGTCTGGCATGGTTGCGACTGGAAGCCGTCCGATGAGGAGGCGCAGAAGGATCTTGAATCGCGCAAGCTGTCGGATATCCGGCGGGAAATCGCCCAGCTTTGGAAGGCCATCAATGCCCTGCGTAAGGCGAGGCAGCGGGGAAGGAGGAGGCAGAAGGAGGAAAAGCAATCAGCCACAACTGAACCAGAAGCCTCTTCGGCAAATGATCTAGCCGCAGACCTAAAGGAAATTTTCGGAAACTAGTAAACCCTGACAACTATGGAAACAAACCAGCAATTCGTACCCATCGAAAAATTTGAGAAGCTCTCAAAATTCCTTGAGAAAATCTCCAATCGCCTCACCGAAATCGAAGCTGAGAACAAGAGAATCGTGGAGCAACTAGAATCCGGTGGTAACACCGACATCGACACCTGGGAAGGCTTCGGGCCGAAGCCAGAGCGTCAGCCGTTCAATCCGAACGCCGAAACGTACACC